ACATCGACGATGATGCGCGGGCCATGCTCCGCATCTCGCTTGCCGGAGACATCTGATCATGAAGACACAGGAACAGGAAGCGCCGGCCGCCGCGGTCGATCCGATGGAGGACCTCTGCCAGGCGCTGTTCTCGACGGAAGAGGGCGCAAAGAAGAAGGCCGCGCGCCAGACCGCCGGCGCCATGACGCAGCGGCCGTGGCCGCAACTGCCGTCGCGGCTCCGCTCGGCGATCCGCTCCGACATCGGTCGCCTGCTCGATAGCGGCAAGGCGCGCGCACAGATCCTCGAGGCGGGTTATTCCGCGGGTGTTGTGAACCAGGCGCTGCGCGACCTCGGGCGTTCGGCCGCCTGACATGGCGCATCTCCGCAGCCAGATCTTCGCGGCCGTAATCGCGCGCCTCTCGGCCATTCCGGAGTTCTCCGGTGCTGACAAGGTGAAGCGCGGCCGCAAGGGTGCGATCCCGCAAGAGAAGCTGCCGGCCCTCACAGTCACCTGGGCCGACAGATCGGAGATCTTGACCGTCCGACCCTCATCGGGGCCAGCCGGAGAGGACGGTTATGATCGCTCCCTGCCGCTCTCGATCGTCGTGCACCTGCGGGACGATGAGCCGGAAGAGGAATTCGACCGCCTTTGCGTGCTGATCGAGGCTGCGATGGCCTCGGACATCACTCTCGACGGACTCGCCATTGAGGCGCTCCTGCAGTCGGAACAGTACTTCGTCAACCCGCAGACCGGCATTTCCCTGCTTGCCGGTTCGCTCAACTACCAGATCGCCTACAAGACGCTCGCCGCCAATCCGGAACAGGCTGCGCTGTAGCGCCACCACTCCCACCAGCACAAAGAGGATTTTGCCATGGCTCTCGGCCGTCAGCTTACGCTTGCCCGCTCGACCGGTGCAGGCGCCTTCGTTTTGGCCTGCATCACCGAACAGCGATCCCTCGAGATCAACAACGAGGAAATCGACATCACCAAGCCGAGCTGCACCGATCCCGGCAGCAAGCTCACTCTGGCGCTGATGTATGGCATCCAGTCCATTCGTTTCAGCGGGCAGGGGGCCTTCGTCGATACCGTCACGATGAAGGCGGTAACCGCCGATGCCGTCAATCAGGTCATCACCGAGTATCAGGTCACGGTGCCCGGCGTCGGCACCTTCGAGGGCGACATGCTCGTCTCGATGACCTTCTCGGGCGACAAAACCAACGAGCTGCAGGCGGACATCCGTTGCGCCATGACCGGCGCTCTCACCTTCGTGCCTGCCGTCTAAAGCCGGAGAAGTTTAATGCTGCCTGCCAACCCCTTGCGCGGCGAGGCGGAGGTTCGCATCGGTTCGATCGACTTCCGCATCGCCGTCACCTTCTCCGGGCTCGCTCGTCTCTCCGACGCAATCGGCGCTCGCACGCTCGACGAGCTCTATGGTCGCCTCCTCGGCTTCGAGCCAAAGGCGGTCGCCTGCGCCGTCCGCTGCCTGATCGTGGCGGATGACGAGGATCAGATATCGGCGCTTTCGGCGAGAATCCTCGACGACGGCAATATCTCGGCCGCCGACCAGCTCGCCTGGCGCGAGGCGGTTGAAAAGGCGCTGTCCGCCCACATTGCTGCCGGGACAGTGCGGCGGGACGAGCGGACCGCATCGCAGATCGCGGGAGACGCCGTCCTGGGAAAGCCCGTAAGCCCCTCCTGATCAAGGATCATCTCAAGTCGCTGTACCGTATCGCCACGAACCCGAAGATGCTCGGCTGGTCGCCGGAAATGTTCTGGAAGGCGACGGCGGCTGAATTCGAGATGACCGTGGAGGGGCTTAGCGGGAATGTTCGTGGCGGGCCGTTCATTTCCCGCGAGGAGGTCCGGCGCATTGCCGCAGAACACGGAGTTCGGCCCTCGCTGAAGGGTAATCCCAATGCGAAGACGATTGGGGCATAGGGTCTGCCTCAGGACTTTTTGTCGTCCTTCAGGAGCTTTTTCATTGTGGCAGTATAGGCCTGATGAATGGCTTGTGCGTCGGAGAGTAGAGCTTCGTATTTGGCGTTGATGCTGGAGAGAGACTCTGCCGCGTCGTCAAGGTTCGTCAAAGGTGCTGTGGCGACTTCTTTCTTCTCAGCCGTGTCCGCTTCGACGGTCGCGCTCAGCCGGTGAATGATTTCTGCAGACAGACTTCGGCGGTTCTCATGAGCGGCGCTCTCCAGCGCCTCTTTGAGATCACTAGGGATCATTAATTTGAACTGCACGCGTTCGGTCATTCGTCACCGATGGACGAAAAATGTCCTTGACGCAATCGGACATAAAATGTACCAAACGGACATTAATTGTCCGTGAGGGGAAAATGAGCGAAGAGACCAAGCAATTCAAACTAGTCATCCCGCTTGAGATGAAGCGTTGGCTGGCTATTCAGGCGGCTAAAAACATGAGGTCGCAGAACGCGGAAATCCTGATCGCTATTCGCGAGAGGATGGAGCGGATTGAAAGGGAAGAAAAGGAAAAGGGCGAAGCAACGGCCTAGGAACCCGCTTCGCCCTTTCTGCAAAATCAGCCAACCAAAACAGGATGAACTGAATTGTTCGCGCACAATAACATTGTGCCGCACACGATGACAAGATGTGTCACCGGCGGCGATTTACCCAAGTCGGAGGCACTTTCCGCCTTCGACAAGCTCGCCAGCCAGCTGCGAGAAAATGCAGAGACTGGCTGCTACGACTTCGTTGGTTCAAGAGATTTGTCCGGGTACGGCCAGATCACCATAAACGGCCGCAGGTGGTCAGCTCATCGCCTGATGTACACCTTGCTGCATGGCAGGATCCCTTCGAAGGATGAGTGTGACGATGGGCGGCACATGATCCTTCATCGATGTGACAATCCTCCTTGCTGCAACCCGAAGCACCTTTATCTTGGTAATGCAGCTGAGAATTCGAGAGATATGGCGGACAGGTGCCGCGTGCGCGTCGGCTACTGGCGAAGCCGTGATGCGGAGCAAGCGGCCGTTGGGTTTGGGACGGTCTACTGGAAGATCGGCGGCGAGGTCAGAACGCTGAAGGAATGGGCGCAGCACTTCAACGTGCATCCAACCACCCTCGATCGTAGACTGTCTGTCGGCTGGCCCCGAGAGACACTGGGCCTGTCCGCCCGAACTGGAGTTCGGACGCTCGCAGGGCGCCAAACATATGAAAGATTTTCTGGAGCTGTTGAGGGGGCGCGGCGATATGGATGATGGTCAGGTTAAGGAACGGCTGGGAAGCGTGGTCCTCACGAGGCGCGTGGCGCTCTTTGGGATGGCCTCGGCCGCCGTGGGTGCGACGTGCGAGGCTGCTCAAGCCGAGGTCATGCCGACGCGAGAGCAGTTGGAGGACTATTTTCTCTTCCTCTGGAGCGAGCATCGCCGAGTAGCCGAGGAGCTCGGCGTTGACGTGTTTGACCAGCTGACCTTGCACAATCGCGGGGGGCGTGCTCGGTATGAGGAGGCTTGTTCGGCCCCAGCCTCGACGCGTGCTTTGAAGGTCCTTGCCCAGACCGGATTAGCAGCATGAACCGCGCGAAGCGTTAGAAGCTCTCCTTCAATCCATCCTCGTACAAGACCGCCTTTACGCACGTGGCGGTCTTTACGTCTTGCTTCCGCAACGTGAGTAGTCTGCCAAATAGGTGGTCGGACCAAGTTCGATGCTCCGTGTATTCGCCACCTGCCGGAATAATCGCGTCTGGTCCTACTGGAAGCGCGCCGATCGGTTCATCCAGAGCGTCGTAGAAGTAGGCCAGGCCTTGCAGCATTCGGATCTGCTTCGGCGCGTGTGATCGAATGCGCAACTTAATTTCGACGTTGCCCTTAGACGCCTGTCCGACCGACCAGTCGGTGATGCTGAGCATCGCGTTATTGCAGTCGGCGGCCTTCGCTTCCGCCGCGGCAAACACCGACAGTATTATCAAGAACAACCTGAGCATGCGCCCCCCCTATCTGCGGCGGAGCGTAGCGATTTTTCTTTTTTCCGCAACGAGGCACTGATGAGCCGTCCCGATATTCCAGTCACCATCTCCGGAGACCCGAGGGGCTTCCAGTCTGCGCTTGCGCGGGTGCGGGCGCTCTCTAAAACGACCGCGACCGACGTCGCGGCCTCGTTTGGGCGTGTGAAGAGCCTTGCTGGGGGCGCCGCAGGCGTAATCACAGGCATTATCTCGGCCTCCGCCGTCGGAGCTATTCGTGACGCTGCCAGTGCGCTCGCATCCGTTGGTGACGAGGCTCGGCGGGCGGGTCTGGACGTCAAGAGCTTCCAGGAGCTCAAATACGTTGCCGAGCAGAACCGTGTCGGCGTCGACGCTCTGACGGATGGGATCAAGGAACTGAACCTCCGCGCAGACGAGTTCATCGTCACTGGCGGCGGTTCGGCGGCCGAGGCTTTCCAGCGCCTTGGCTACTCCGCCGAGGACCTGAAGCGGAAGCTCGAGGACCCTGCGGACCTCTTTACGGAGATCATCGGCCGCTTGGGCGATCTCGATAAGGCCGCTCAGATCCGCGTCATGGACGAAATCTTTGGCGGAACCGGCGGCGAACAGTTCGTGCAGCTCATCGAGGCGGGCGAAGCCGGTATCCGCGACACGATCAAGGCGGCCAATGATCTCGGTATCGTGCTCGACGAAAAGATGATCGAGCAAGCGGAGGAGATCGACCGACAATTTAATGCGATCGCGACCACGGTCGGGACAAATCTCAAGGCGGCCATCGTGTCCGCCGTCGCCAGCCTGGGGCAGTTTATCGACAGCTTCAATGAATTCGAACGACAGCAGACAAATACCCTCGAGAACCGCCAGAAGGCCCTCATGAGGGAAAGGAACGAAACATACCAGCAGATCCAGCAGGCGACACAGGAGCGGATTGCTCTCGGTGAAACCGGCGCGGGCGGGATGATCGATCAGTCGATCAGTGAACTTCAGGCTCACATGGATAAGCTGAACGAGGAGGAGAACAGAATCATCAAAATCCTGAGCGATCGAAACTCCCCGAAGCCTGCTCCTCCCGAGCAGAAGTGGGAGCCGATCACTCCGCCGGAAGATGAAAATAAGGGCGGCGGCAGCCGCTCCAAGAAAGTCTCGGAAGCCGAGAAAGAAAAGAAGGCGATCGACGACGTGATCGCGTCTTTGCGCGAGGAGCTGGCGATCATCGGCCTCACTGATATCGAGCGCGAGCGCACTATTGCGCTGCGCGAGGCGGGTGTCGAGGCGACCTCGAAGGAAGGCCAGCAGATCTCGGCGCTCATTGACGAGAAGTATCGCCAGCTCGCGGCCGAGGAGGCGCTGGCCGAGCAGTATGAGCGCAGCGAAGAAGCGGCAGAGCGGATGGGCCAGGTCCTCGACGATCAGCTGATGCGCATCGTCGACGGGAGTTTCGACGCGAAGGAAGCGATCGCGGCGCTGCTGATGGAGATTATCAACGTTCAGACGAACGGGAAGGGGCTCTTCGGTTCGCTGTTCAGCTCCATTTTCGGCGGTGGCAACGGTCTTAGTTCCAACTTCGTGCCGACCACGACCCTCGGCGACTTCCTCGGCTACGGCGGTGCGCGGGCCGGCGGCGGCGATGTTTCTCCCGGGCGCATCTATCGGGTGAACGAATATGAAGACGAGTTCTTTGCCCCGACCAGCCACGGCCGGATCATCGCGCCGAGCAAGCTGTCCGGCGCGTC